GTCTATACTTTAGCAACTGGCACCATTTTAGACCTTTCAGGCACCATAACAACGCAAGGTGGTACGACTGTTAATGGTAGTCCTACAGTAACATTATCTACAACCAATTCTGCAATTCAAGTTGGTCAGATTGTAACTGGCACAGGAATACCTGTTGGTACATATGTTTTAACTGTATTTGGAACCGCTTTAACTTTAAGTCAAAATGCTACAGCTTCTGGAACCGTTACTCTTACCTTTACTACCTCTTATCCTAGTGCTACTGTCTCAGGTGCGGTGTTCGTTGACGGATACTATGTCGTCGGAACGCCCGAAGGACTCCTCTACAACTCAAACGTAGAAGACCCTACCACTTGGCAGGCAATTAACTATGTAGGAGTGGTATCAGACGCTGACCCATTAATTGCTATAGGTCGTACCATTAACTACATCGTTACCTTTGGCTCACACCATATGGAATTCTTCTATGATGCAGGAACTAGCCCAGGTAGCCCATTTTTACCCTATCAGAACTCGGTTATTCAGTTTGGCGCAGCAGCAGAAGATTCCCTAGTCGAAATGGACAATACTCTGATTTGGATGGGTACAAGCAAACAAAAGGGATTCCAAGTTATTGCGTTATCAGGGCAATCCCCACAGATTATCTCTAACCAATACATTGAACGTATCCTTAATAACTGCAATCCTGACTATGCTTATGCATTTAGCATTAAGACATCAGGACATTCCCTATACGTATTAACCCTTAGAGACTTAGGGTATACCCTAGTATATGACTTTGCACAAACTGGTTGGACATATTGGACTACTACTGAGAATAACGTAGAGGGATATTTCCGTGGTCAGTTTTACACCAAATATAACGATTTAGACCTATTACAGCACGATGCTACAGGCGTTGTTTACCAGTTTGACCCTAATACCTATGAAGACTATGACAATCCTATACAGGTATTCTGTAGGACTCCTTTAGTAGACGGTGGAACAAACATTCGTAAATTTTGGTATGAAGTCCAAGTCGTTGGAGACAAGATTGATTCTTATGCCTTATTGAGATATACCAGTGATGACTACCAAACCTTTTCTGCATGGCAAGACGTTAATCTCAATACCACTAAATCCCAAGTCCATAGATTAGGACAAGGACGTAGACGTGCTTTTGACCTACTCCATGCAGATAATGTTCCGTTGCGGTTAGAATACTTTGAAGTAGATGTCGAACAGGGGGATTCGTGAAATTAAGTGGACAACCTTTAAATGATGCCTATAAACATAGGGCGACAAAAGGTTTTATAAAACTAGCCGAAAATATTGATGTTTCAGATATAATTAACGAAGTAAATAATAATCCTGATTTATGGGACAAGCATCCATATCGACGGATTGCCCCAAATAGCCCACACAAAGAAATGACGGATATTTGGATTAGAACTAATACATTAGAAAGCGTAGGTAAAAATTGGGCAGAAGTACATTATCCAATTTGGTACGAAGCGGCAGAAAAATTACCTGCAATTAAAGATTTCTGTTTTGATTTAATGTATTGGCTCAAAGGTGAAGCTCTTGGTCATGTAATGATTACTAAGATACCATCAGGCAGCAAAATAGATAGGCATAAAGATTTAGCATGGCACGCTCAATTCTTTGATAAGTTTTACTTACAGTTACAAGGTGCAGAAGGTCAAACATTTAGTACAGATGACCACGAATTTACATCTAAAACTGGAGACTTATATTGGTTAAATAATCAAAGAGACCATTGGGTAATCAATAATAGCGATGTAGATAGAATGACGTTAATTGTTTGTGTAAAGATAGAACATGATTGATTTACAAATAGAACATTTTTTTATTGGTGGAACATACGCAAAACGTATGATATTTCCCAAAGGAACAATCATTCCTTCTCACAAACACGTTTTTGACCATATGAGTATTTTAGCTCAAGGTAAAGCAATTGTTGATGTTGACGGAACTAAAACTGTCTATGATGCCCCTGCTGTAATTGAAATTAGAAAAAACACAATACATACCGTTACTGCATTAGAAAGATGTCATTGGTATTGTATTCATGCAACAGAAATCACCAATCCCGATAAGATTGATGAAACATTGATTTTGGAGAAAAAAAATGCCATTTGATGCAGTCGCAGCAGTAGCTGATTTTGTAGGGCCGTTAGTGGCAGAAGGTGGAATTGACGTTGCAGCAGCCGATGCAGCCGCTGCTGGTTTTGCCGCAGATGCAGCGGCCAGTGCCGCAGCAGGGTCAATGAGTGTAGCCGATGCTATATCAAATGGTGCATCTGTTTCTCAACTCATTAATGCAGGGGTTGACGTTAACCAATTAACACAAGCTGGAATTACCGCACAACAACTAGCAGATGCCGGAGCGTCTCCTCAATTGCTAGAACAAATGGCATCATCAGCTCCAGGCGGTATTCCTGATTGGGCAAGTGCCAATGCACAAGCAGCAGCACAAGAAGCTGCACAAACAGGTGCTTACAATATTCCATCAACTTCTCCAACAAGTTTGGCTCAACTTTTGGGGTATGCCAAATCAGGTGCTCAATTAATAGGCGGTATTGGTCAATTAGCAGGTGGTGTTGGTGCTATGCAAGCAGGACAAGCTGCAGGTAAATTAGCAGGACAAGCTGACCCATATGCTGCATATCGTTCACAAGCCGCAGCGCAACTTCAAAACTTGTTAATGAATCCTAGCACTATCACAACAACTCCAGGATACCAATTTAATTTACAACAAGGTTTACAAGCGCAACAAGCTCAACAGGCAGCACAAGGACGACTTGTTTCTGGTGGCGGTCTATTGCAAGCTCAACAGTTTGGACAGCAATATGCTACATCTAGCCTACAACAGCAACAAGCATTATTAGCTCAATTATCAGGTGCTACACAGGCTCCTGCATCAGGTGCTATTGCTCAAGGTAATTTATTAGCAGGTCAGATTGGTGGAACTTTAGGTGGGGCGCAAGCATTAGCATCAGGAACACAAAATGTGATAAATCCATTAGCTTCTTTGTATGCTCAATATAATCAACAATCACCAACTCCAGCATAAGGAATAATCATGGCAGGATTAGGCACAGAATTATTTTCACTTGCAACGTCTTTTGACCCTGCAGGTGCTATGCGTAAAGCTGATGTGGAATATCAGCAATATGGATTACAGCAACAAGCTATAGAACAAGCTAGAAAAGACCAAGCGGAAGAAGCACAACAAACAGGAATGCCTGGCAAACAAGATTTAGGAGCTATGGCAAAGAATATGCTTGGCCCACAATTTCAACTCAATACTCCTGATGGTAATTTGACTAGTGCTGGTTTAATTAATCAAACATTAACTACAGCTATGTCTGAAGGTAAAGATGCTAAAAAGGCAAAGCAACAAGCAAATTACTATCGTGCAATGGGTAAAGATGAAATTGCAAGTCAATATGACCAAGAAGCTCGTAGACTTCAAACTAGAGCACAACAGACAATACAAGATGCACAAAAACAAAAGAAAGAAGCCAAAGATGATTTTTTTTCTAGTTTATATGGTGCAAATAGTCAAGTAGATTATGACCGCCGTTTAAAAGATGCTCAAGAAAGAAGTGGTATTGCAGGCCCTCAAGATTTACCTCAAGTATGGACTCCTGATACAAAAGAATATTTCCTTTCAAAAATGTCTCCTGAAATGAGAACAAAGATTGAAAAAGAACAACGTGCTGAAGATGCCGCTAGACGACAAGAGCGTTCTGCTGAATTGCGTGACCAACATATGATTGCTCTATTGCGTGATAAAGCAGGAGCAGGTAAAGAAGAGCCTTCATCTAAACGTATGTTAAACGCATTAACACAAACGTCAGATGCGTTGAAAAATGTTGCTAATTTAGAAATTTCAACTACTGGCCCAATGTTCCAGCAAAAGCAATTTAACAGTTTATATACAGCACCATTATCTGCATTAAACCAAAAACTGTCTGATGAATCTTCACAAATGCTACAGACTCGTATGACAGGTGTTGCTCGTGGTTTAGCCGCACTTGAATCAGGTGGCGCAGCAACTGGATTGGTTGGATTGACTGATAGCATTGAAAAAGGTACATTTATTCCAGCAG